TTTAATCTTGCTAAATAATAGGAGAAAACAATGGTAAGCATAAACACGACAAATTGGAACGATTTCGTTTCAGCATTCCCACAAATAGAAAGTAGACTAATTGGATTTGACAGAGTCTTTGACGCTGTTCAAAGAGTCAATACCACCGAGGCTAACTTCCCACCTTATAATATTAAAAAAATAGACGATGAGAATTATGAAATTCAAATTGCTCTTGCAGGCTTTTCAAAGTCTGAACTTGATATTACTGTGGAAGACGGTAATCTAATCGTCAAAGGTGAACAGGCAGAGACTTCTAAAACAGAATATTTGCACAAAGGAATTGCAGAACGCAATTTCACAAGAACATGGTCTTTAGCAGATACTGTTAAAGTGTCAGGTTCTGAATTGAAGGACGGAGTATTAACAATTAATTTGGTAAACAAAATTCCAGAAGAATTAAAACCTCAGTCTATTAAAATTAAATAATTAAAACAGGAGATAAGGAGTATGGCTACAAACATACAAATCGTTAAACTTACAACAGGTGAAGACTTGATTGGAGACATTACAGAAGAGGAAATTGATGGTAGAGGTTTTCTACTTATCAAAAAACCAGCTATTATTATGATTATGCCTAAACCTGGAAGTGAAACTGATTATACTGTAGGGCTAGCTCCTTACGCTCCATTTGCAAAAGATCACAAAGTACCAATCTTTCCAGCTCATGTTGTTTCAGTCTACGATCCAGGAAAAGAAATGTTAAACACATATAATACAAAATTCGGTTCTGGAATTGTAACACCTGACTTTATAAATAAAAAGGTGTTGAACGAGACAATAAAAGGAAAGTAAATGTATGAATATAGAGTTAAGATCGTAAAGGTCGTAGATGGGGACACAGTAGATGTGGATATCGACTTGGGGTTTGGAGTCTGGCTTAAGAAACAAAGGGTCAGGTTATTCGGTATCGACACACCGGAAAGTAGAACCCGTGACCTCGTTGAAAAAAGATTTGGAAACATGGCGAAAGATTATCTTAAAAGTAGATTATCAAGTGGAGCTATACTCGGAACAAGGCTTGATAAAAAAGGCAAATTTGGACGGATACTTGGTGAATTTTTTGTGTTAGATAATGAGGGCCATCCTCAATTTGAAGTTAAAGTGAATGTAAACGAGGAATTGATTGCTAAACATCATGCCGTTGCATACCACGGACAATCTAAAGAAGAAATAAAAGAAGCACATTTGGTTAATAGGACCTTTTTTGAATAAAGTCCTTGACTCTTAGTCAGTAAGAGTGCATAATGTGTATATTATGTTTAAGGTGTTGTTATGAATTTTTATACTTATGCGAGACATTATGGAAATGATATACTTTTCCGTGGTGTAAAAAATGGTAAGCGATTTACTGCAAGGCATGAATTTCAGCCTACTCTGTTTGTTAAGAGTAAAGAAAAATCTAAGTACAAAAGTATCTTTGGTGAGAATGTATCACCTATAAAGTTCCCCACAAATAAGGAGGCAACTGCCTTCTTTGACAGTTACAAAGATGTAGAAAATTTTCCAATATTTGGACAAAACTATTACGCATACCAATATATCACCGAGAACTATCCTGGTGAGATACAATGGGATGCTAATGAGATGTTAATCTATTCTATCGATATTGAAACAACATCGGAAGGTGGATTTCCTAATGTAGACTCCCCTAGTGAGAAAGTTCTAGTTATCACACTTCAAAACAACAACACCAAGAAGATAACAACTTTTGGCCTGGGGGAGTTTACGCCTACTAAAGAAACAAATCATTTAGATATTGACTATCAAGGTTTTGACACAGAAGAACAACTATTAGATACTTTCCTCACTTGGTGGCAGGATAATTGTCCTGATATTATTACAGGTTGGAACAGTAATTTATTTGATATGCCTTATCTTATTACAAGAGTTCAACGAGTATTAGGTGAGAATGAACATAAAAGATTCTCTCCTTTTAAATTAATTAACAAGCGTCCTATTAGATTTGCTAATCGTGAGATGACAGCATTCGAGATTACAGGTGTTGCACAATTAGACTATTTGGACTTATATAAGAAGTTTACTTATGTGACTCGAGAGTCTTACAAACTAGACTTTATTGCAGAAACAGAACTAGGTAAGAATAAACTAGAGTCTGGCTTTGACACATTTAAAGAGTTTTATGATGGAGATTGGAATAGGTTTGTAGAATATAATATTATTGATACAGTTATTGTCGACGAACTAGAAGACAAGATGAAACTTATTGAACTTGCTATTACAATGGCCTATGACGCTAAGTGTAATTATAATGATGTATTCTCAGCTGTTAGAACCTGGGATAGTTTATTATATAATCATCTATGGGAAAAGGACATTGTTATTCACCAAGGTGGTGGTAGAAAGGATAGACAAATTGAAGGTGCGTTTGTACAGGAACCTAAACCTGGCAGTTATGAATGGGTGGCTAGTTTCGATGCTACAAGTCTATATCCTAGTATTCTAATGCAACACAATATGAGTCCTGAGACTATTGTTCCTGGGTTTAAATATAATGTTAGCGTTGACGATCAACTGGACAGATATCAGTTAGACAAGTTAAAAGAAAAGAACTATACTATGGCAGGCAATGGCTCTTGTTATACAAGAGAAAAGAAAGGTCTGTTTCCTGAGATTGTACAAAAGTTTTTTAATGATAGATTAAAATATAAGAAGTTGATGCAGAAGGCACAGAAAGATTTCCAAGAAACAGGTGCCCTACATCACAAGAACGAGATAAGTAAATATAACAACTTTCAGATGGCTCGTAAGATTCAATTAAACAGTTTATATGGTGCCCTAGCTAATCAGTATTTTAGATTCTATGATGATAGAATTGCAGAAGGTATTACAATGTCGGGACAATTAGTTATCCGAGATACAGCTAAGGCTTTGGACAAGTATATGAACAAAGTATGTGGCACAGAAGATGAGATGTATTCTTTTTATAGTGATACAGATTCTTGTTATGTTACATGTAAAAAGATGGTAGATAATTTCTTCCCTGATAAAGACACAGATAAGGTTGTAGAACTTCTTGATAAGATAGGTACAGATAAAATAGAACCTGCTATTGCACAGGCAATGACAAAGTTAGGTAATTATACTAATGCCTTTGAACATAAGATAGACTTTAAGCGTGAGGTTATCGCAGATAAAGGTGTGTTTGTGGCTAAGAAAAGATATGCCTTAAATGTACTAGATGATGAAGGACTAAGACTTAAAGAACCTAAGTTAAAAGTTATGGGTTTAGAAATTGTAAGGTCCTCGACTCCTGCTCCTATCCGAGATAGTTTGAAGGAGGCAGTCCGTCTTATTCTTACTAGTGATGAAGACAAGTTACAAACATATATTGCTGAGGCACAAAAACAATTTAATACATTATCTGCAGAAGAGATTGCCTTTCCTCGAGGTTGTAATAATCTTAAGAAATACTCATCTACAGCAGACATATATCAGAAAGGCACACCCATACATGTTCGAGGTTCCTTACTGTATAATAAGCTCTTAAAAGATAAGAGTTTGAACCTTAAGTATGAGAAAATACAAGAAGGTGATAAGATTAAGTTCCTTTATTTAAAAGAACCTAACAGTTTACATGAGAACACTATTGCCTTTGTAACTAAACTTCCTAAAGAGTTTGAGATTACAAAGTATGTAGATTATGATTTAATATTTCAGAAAGCATTTATTGATCCTTTAGAAAATATATTGAAACCTTTAGGATGGAATACAGAACCTCAGGCTACACTCGAGGATTTATTTGCATAATGGAATTGCAATCGTTAGCAGGCTGGGGTTTATTTGTATGTATGATAGTTTCCAATTGGGTAATGTTTATTCTTATAGATGGATTTTTTGAAGGGGATATAGAAGGAGTTAAATATGAAAAATAAAGATGAAAGAAATACACATTTCATATACAGTATATTGAAAAGTGGTTTTAGATGTGGAGGTTGTGTTATACCTTTTGTTATTAATGAGCCGTGGGCTTGGCAAGTATTTTTAGGAGCATTCTTTGTTGCTGAGATACTAGGAATTATGGAGGAGTTATAATGGGAACACACGCATGGAAAAAGAAAAGCGTAAGAGCTAGAAGGGAAGGTGCTTTAGAAAGACTTAAAGCATCTAAATTTACACCAAAAATTGTGCAAGGAAAAGAACGCAATGAAGAGAACTGGACAAAGAAGAAAGAGAAACAAATTGAAACTCTTGAATCCAGAATTAGAGGGACACAAGGTTAAGTTTCAACATAAGAAACTTTTAGATCAACAAAAAGAGATTGACGAACAATGGGAAAGAATAAAAAAATTGCAGTCATTGGATATGGATTTGTAGGCAAAGCCACATATTATTTTTTAACTGAAAAACTATATGGCGAACTTTCAGACGTCTATATTCATGATCCTGATTTAGGTTACAACATAGATAATTGGAATGAAATTGATTATGCTTTTATTTGCGTTCCAACTAACCTAAAACAAGGAAAGTTAGACACAAGTATTATAGATAAGATACTATCAGAACTTTATGTAGGTGTACAACCTGTTATTAGAAGTACAATAGGTCCTGATCAATGTTTGGCTTATGCTAATAGAGGAATAATTATAATGCCAGAGTTTTTAAGAGAAAAACATTGGAAGGAAGATATAGACAATCCTAACATTGATATTTTAATTGGTTGTTATAATTGTGATGAATTTGTTGATCTAATGTCATGTGGTAATAAATTTGTAAAACAGGTTACACCATGCGAGGCAAGTGCAATAAAAATGTTTAGAAACGCTGCACTGGCTGTTAAAGTAGGTTTAGCAAATGACTTTAAAAATATATGTGAAGTACAAGATATAGACTATGAAGTCATAAAAGAGTTTCTAGAGAATGATGAGAACTTAGGAGGAACACATTGGGCTGTTCCAGGCCCAGATGGAGAGTACGGTTTTGGTGGCACTTGTTTACCAAAAGATTTGACACATGCTTCTGAGCTATGCTATAATTCTTTTAATATAATGAATACAGCCTTAGAGGCTAATAAAGGTAGGAGAAAAGATGGGTAATCTATTAGATAAATTACAAAAAAATTCCACAATTAGAGAAACAGATATTTTGACTGACTCTAAGTTTTTTAATGACAAAGACTTGATACAAACATCTGTTCCAGCAGTTAATGTTGCTTTAAGTGGTAAACTAGACGGTGGACTTACACCTGGACTTACAGTATTTGCAGGTCCTAGTAAGCATTTTAAAACAGCATTTGCTATGTTATTAATTAAGGCACACCAAGAGAAATATCCTGATGGTGTTGTTTTATTTTATGATAGTGAGTTTGGTGCACCTAAGTCTTATTTTGAGACTTTTGATATTGATACTAGCAAAGTATTACATACACCTATTGCAGATATTGAACAATTAAAACATGATGTGATGCAACAGTTGAATGGTGTAGAACGAGGCGATAATATTATGGTTGTTGTTGACTCTGTAGGTAACTTGGCTTCTAAGAAAGAAGTAGAAGATGCCTTGGAAGGTAAGAGTGTAGCAGACATGACAAGGGCTAAACAAATGAAGTCCTTATTTAGAATGATTACTCCTCATCTAACAATTAAAGATATTCCAGCTATTGTAGTTAACCATACATATAAAGAGATAGGATTGTTTCCTAAAGATGTGGTTAGTGGTGGCACAGGTATTTACTATTCTGCAGATAATATTTTTATTATTGGTAGACGACAACAAAAGACAGGAACAGAAGTTACAGGTTATGAATTTATAATTAATGTTGAAAAGTCTAGATTTGTTAGAGAGAAGTCTAAAATTCCTGTAGAAGTTACATGGGAGAACGGTATTAGTAAATGGTCTGGGTTACTAGACATGGCGATGGCTTCTGGACATGTAATTAAACCTAGTAATGGTTGGTATCAGAGAGTTGACATGGACACAGGTGAAGCAGTAGATCCTAAAGTTAGAGCTAAGGATCTAGGTAAAGATTTTTGGTTGCCTGTACTCTCAGATAAAAGATTTGGAGACTGGGTTAAAAAGTCATATACTATTGGCTCTGTAGAAATGATGGCAGAGGAAATCAGTGATGAAGATATTCAACAAGAATACGAAAAAGTGTGATAGGTGTGAAAAACCTATAGACAAAAAAGACAAAGCATATTGTTTTCATAATGGCGATGACGAAGTATATATTTGTGCTCCGTGTGTCATAGAAGTTTACAATGATTACAAGACAGAGGTAAAAAGAGATGCTTGATACAATTATTCTAGTTAATTTAGTTAGAAACGAAAAGTATGTTAGAAAAGTTCTACCCTTCATTAAAGAAGAGTATTTCTCAGATAACGAACATTCTTATGCGTTTAGACAGATTGCTGAATATATAGAAAAATATAACAACACACCTACACTAGAGGCAATGTCAGTTGCATTTGATAATGCTAGTGAGGAACAAAGAAGTTTATTAAAAACAGTATTTGAATATGAACAAGAGCCTCAGGAACTACAATGGTTGGTAGATGAAACAGAAAAGTTCTGTAAAGATAAAGCAGTTTTTAATGCAGTACTAGAAGGTATACAGATTATAGATGGTAAGAAAAAGGATATGACTCCTGATGCTTTGCCTGATTTATTAACTGAGGCATTACAAGTAGGCTTTGATACTAATGTAGGACATGACTTTATTGAAGATGCTGATAAACGATTTGATTTTTACAATAGAATAGAAAACAAAGTTCCTTTTGATCTGGATATGTTTAATAAAATTACAGATGGAGGACTATCTAACAAGACACTTAATATAGCATTAGCAGGCACAGGTGTAGGTAAATCCCTGTTTATGTGTCATATGGCGTCAGCAGCTATTGCTAATGGACAGAATGTACTCTATATTACATTGGAAATGGCAGAAGAAAGAATTGCAGAAAGAATAGATGCTAACTTAATGAATGTTCCTATAGGAGATTTATCTAACATGTCTAAGCCTATGTTCCAAGATAGAATAGGCACATTAAAAGAGAAGTATGAAGGTAGATTAATTGTTAAAGAATATCCTACAGCATCTGCACATAGTGGACATTTTAAAGCATTGATTAATGAATTAAAACTAAAAAGAAACTTTCATCCTGAGATTATTTTTATTGATTATTTAAATATTTGCACAAGTTCTAGGTTTAGGCCTGGCAGTAGTGCTAACTCTTATACAATTATTAAAAGTATTGCAGAAGAACTTAGAGGTTTGGCAGTAGAACTAGATGTTCCTATTTTTAGTGCTACACAAACAACTAGAGGTGGTTATGGAAATAGTGATGTTGACTTAACAGATACCTCAGAAAGTTTTGGTCTTCCAGCTACAGCAGATTTAATGTTTGCAATTATAAGTACTGAGGAGCTAGAACAACTTGGACAGTTTATGATTAAACAGTTGAAAAACAGATATGCTGATCCTACAAGAAACAAAAGATTTATGATAGGTGTTGATCGTGCTAAAATGAAATTATTTGATTTGGAAGATTCAGCACAACAAGCTATAACGGACTCTAATATAGATGTTCCAGTATTTGACAGAGGCAAACAAGGAAGCGATTATGACAACCTTAAATTTTAATGATATAGAATTTGATGTAATAGATAATGTCTTGGCAAAAAGATATTCTAAGTTTCTAATGGAAAACATACATCAAAGTAAAGAGTTTTATTTCATGGGAGATAAAATAGATGAGATTCTGTCTGAAATAGATAAAATTGTTTACATGTATGGCAAAGAGCCTACAAGAAACATGAATAAATTACATGATTATTTTGCAGACCATGAAGACGATCCTGAAATGAGTAGGTTGAATAATCTCATTCATTACTATGAATTAAGCTTAAACAACTTTCCACCTCGTTGGGGAATGATGGTAGGTGAGGCGACAATGGAATTGTTTCCAGCAGACTATGAATACTTTACATTACTAAGGCAACCAGGTACTCTTTATGTGAATTATCCTCATGTAGGAAAACACTTTGCTGAGATTGCCTACTCTAGAGATTATGATATTCAAGAACATCAATATGTGCCTCAAGATATATGCAGGCCTAGTTTTCATATATGGTTAGGAGATGAAATAACTATTGAAATGTTGAATACCAATGTTAATATATTGATTGATATAGCTCACGGAAAGTTAAAAGATAGGCTAAATTTGCCTAATATTGACGATCCTGCAATGAGAATAGGGTATATTCCATTTGCCACACTTAAAGATGATATAAATATAAATGAACTTACAAATCATCTTTTGAAATGTAAGACTAAGAGTAAAAATCAATGGGAGTTATTTACAAATGGCTGAATCAGAAGTAAATATTAGTTTAGAAGAATATGAGGCATTAAAGGCAGCAGCAGCGCCAGCCGAAGAAGAGGCAGCGCCA